GAAACTACGAAAGCTAGTCTACCAGATGATTTTGACATAGATAAACAATCACTAAAATATGATAAAGACAATAAAGTAAAAAAAAATAAAAAATAAATTAAAAAAAATGTATAAATAAATTTATTATAATTTATTTATACATTTTTTTTAATTTTATATAACTATCAAAATTATTTATAGTTTTTATATTTATATGATTAGTTGTAAAACTTATTAATAAATACGACTTATATTTTTACTATTAATAGATTAAAAACCTTCAATAAATTCTAATCTACTGTTTATATTTAAGTCTGAATTATTAAATAAATGCACTAAATTAAAGTTTAAAATATCTGGGGCAAATTTATCGTCTATATTTAATCCTACCGAGTATTTAGAAGATTTAAATTTAGAAGGATCTTTAATATATTTTATTTCTAGATTTAAATTTAAATATTTTTCTAATATAGTAGTTATAATTGAATGCAGCTTATCTTTAGAATATTCACCTATGTACTCATCATAACAATCAAGATTAGGAACATGAAAATCTTTTAGGATATCCCCTGTTTCATAATCAGCATCAATTATTTTTTTATAAATAATAGGTTTTTTAATTTTAGTAATTATAAGTACTGAATAAATATAACTTGTTGTTAATATGTATATATTTGTAAAATTCTTTTCTACATTATTAAATACGTCAATTAATGGAAGTATTAACTCTATATAATAATATGTTTTATCTATATCTCTCAATGAAAATTTATGGTCATTAAATAACTCTTTTAAAAAAACTTGTATATATTCTGTATTAATGTAGTTTTTAAAAATATTGGAATTTTTAATATTAGTATATTGTTTTATATCTATTTTAGGAAGTTTATAATCTAAATCAAAAAATCTCCTTAAGTAGCCAAGTGTATCCATATTCTGACCATATATAGTTGATACTGAATGAGATAATTGTTCTTTATCGATAGATATAATAAATATAAAATTATCTATATTAAATAAATGTTTAATTACTTCTAAGAGTTCTATTGCAAAAGTAGGTCTGCATCTATCTAGTTCATCTATAAAAAATATAATTTTTTTACCAGAAGACTCCTGATACTTACATAGTTCCTTTTTTAATTCAGTTCTAACTTGTTTACTAGCTGATATTTCTTTTATAGATAAACCTCCTAATTCACCTGCTAACTTAATTAATTCATCTTCATTGAATTTACCCAAATCTATTTTATCAAAGTCTAACATTCCAGCAGTTAACATTTTTATAACAGATGTAGTAGCTAATTTAGTGTAAGGTTTAATTTTTTCTATAACTTTATCCAGTTGTTCTTTAATTTTAGGATTATTTTCTTTCATTTGAGATTCTATTTCAGAAAATATTGCAAGTAAGGGGTCTTTTATATAATCATGTTCCCATGCGTTAAAATAAAGAGTATTAAACTTGGTATTATACTGATCTTCTTTAACTAGCATATTCCTCCACATATTTATAAATGTCGTTTTACCAGTTCCCCAATCAGAATCTAAAGAAACAACCATTGGTTTATCTTTAGATTCTATTATTTTAGTTAAGTTTTTAGCGATGATTTTCCTATTAAATACATCTTGATCAAAAGATTCTAAATTAATATCATTCATGTCCCAAAACTCCTTTTAATATGTATTAATGTCAGTTACTATATTATAGCATAAGATTAATACGTATTAAAAATGGATAAAGCTGAGAGATGGTATGAGGAATTACTTGAAGATACATTAAAATATGCAGATAATGAAACAGAAAAATAGTAATATAAATTTACCGTTGCATTAAAATAAAAAGACTAGAATTTTTCTAGCCTTTTTATTTTAATACAACGGTAATAACCATTGCAGCTATACCAATTATAGTAGTTAAACATAATCCAATAATCCACTTATTAGAACTATCTATCTTGGATTCTAATTTTGATTCTAAATTATCTATTTTAGTTTCTAATTTTACTATAGATTCCTCAGATTTTTTATTAGAATCCTTAAGTTCTTGTTTGTAGTCTTTAAATAGAGATTTAATTTCATCAAAGTTTTTATCAAGTCTATTTTCTAAATCTTTATTATTTGTATATATACGTTTTTCTGTATCCTGTATTCGCTTCTCTGCATCTAATATATCTTTTTTTAAATCTTTAAATTCATTATCCATTTCGTTCATCTCCTTTCGAGTAAACGTTCCATTATTATCATTATTATTCCCTTTCAATATATGTTTAAACAAAGAATTATATGTATTTACTCTAGATATTTCTTTTTCAGATATTGTAAAGTAATTATCTACATTAGTATTATCACTATAACTTCTTGACTTATTTCTGTTTTTATAAGAATCAAAATCGATAGCTTTACTTTCATAGTTTTTACTTATTGCTTCCATATTTACTCTCCTATAATCTATTTTTCTTTAAAATCCTCAACTACATCTTCAATAAAATTTTTAAGACCTTTTAAAGTTTCAAGGTCTGCTTCGAATTTGAAACCTTCATTATCATTTCTAGTAAAATTCACCACTATAATGCCATTAGATATTTCAGATGAATGAATTGAATGAAGTTTGAAACAGTTTTCTTTAGCTGACATAGCTGGTAGAACTAAATTCCCGATTATTTCACTAAAAAAATTTAGTTCTAATTTAAATTTCTCATTTAAATTTAAATCAGTTCTCAGTTCCTCATGTTGCATATATCCTTTGTAAAAAGTAATGAATTTTATATAATCATAGCCTAATATTTCCTCCGTTGTGTCTAAAAACTCATCAACAGAAAAAGGCCATGAAGATCTCTTAGTATATGTTTCTAATAAAAAATTAATTTTATCAAAAATTTTATTATCTTCTATATATTTATCTTGTAACTTTGAAAGTCCTTCTTTTATTTCTTTTTTATTTTCATTTATGAATTCTTTACTTACGGTTACATTCATATAAAATACCTCCAAATTAATAATTCAAATTAATTATATAATACACTGTTTGTAGATTTATGTAAAATTTTGTAAAATAAATTGTAAAAGTTTTAAAATTCCAGGAAATTTAAGAAATTATCTGGAGAGTTCTAAAAAGTTAATTTTAAATAAAGAAATAAAAAAGACATAAAATGTATACGTTTATATCTTATGAAAAAAAGAGGAAAAATGTATAGTTATGTAGAAATTTATAAGAATAAATTAAGTTGAAATTGGAGGTGTTTTATATTGGAAACAGAAATTGAGTTTTTGGATGTAAAGTTGACAGGTACTAATTTTGAAATTTTAAAAATTGAAAATTATCAAGTATTAATTGCACTTAATAGATTTTTTGATTTGTATTACATAGTTACAGGAGCAAATAGTAATTTAATGGATGCGTCAGATAAAGAATTGGATTTAAGAGGGTGGGAGAGTAATAATGAAGATACTATACGTTTATTTTTAAGAGGAGAACATTTAAAAAGTTGCATATTATCTTATAATAGTGTCGAAGATTATATACTTCAGATAATTACATTTGCTTTTAACCTTAAAGGGATGAGAGTAACAAGTAAAGGTGATTTTCTTAGAAAAAGTAAAAACCTATACTATCGCGATATTAAAAAATTAGCTATTAGACATAATATAGATGAAGAAATTTTAAAAATAATAGTTGAGTATCACAACGATGATGATGTTAAAGAAATACGAAGAATTTCTAATGAATTAAAGCATAATAATAACATAAGATTTAGCGGACTACCTTCATTCACAAATGGTATAGGTATAAATACTTTGAAATTTAATTCGAAATGGTTTGATCCAAAAACCGAAGATTTAGAATCAGTTATAAATCTATGCGTTAGAGTGAATAAAAAAATAAAGTTATATGTTGAACAAGTATACAATAAAGTTGCAGAAAAATATAATTTAGATACAATAAAATATGATTAATATATAATTAAGTACTTCTAAAAATAATATAAGGGGGCATATATGATAAATGTTATAGGAAATATAATAAGTATTTTAACACTACTTATTACTTTTTTTACACTTTTGATAATGAAAAAACAGAGAGAGGATGCTAATAGACCTTATTTAGTATTAGATTATAATGAAATTAAGTTTGATGAAGTTTTTCATATAACACAAAAAAATTTTGATATAGAAGAAAGTTTTGAAGAGATGTATCAATATCATAAAATATATGATATTGATAAGAATCCTTTTGATTTTAAGGTAGTAAATATCGGAAATGGAGTAGCCAGAGATATAAAAGTAAGAATTAAAGTTAAAAATATTGATATTATTAAAAAAGATGAAAAAATGTATATAAAAGACAATATGTTAGTAGTAGAATATCCATGTCAAACAAATTCTGGACATTTACAAGGTAAGCCTTTAGATGATTGGGAGATATATTTTTCAAATTTAGGGTCTAATAATAGTTTTTTAATAACTAATAATTTAAACCGATTTAAAGATATAGTAGTTAGTATTTTGTTTTACTATATGAATAATGAAGATTTTGAATCAATAACAAATCATCGGATTCCAAGTATTAAGATTGAATTAGAGTATAAAAATATATTAAATAAAGAATTTAAAGAAAGTTATATCATAGATGTAAACCCACTTGTATATGGTACTGAAATTTCAAGTACGTTTGCTGTAAATTTAAAAAATAAATATAATAAGTATTAATAAAGTAAATAAAAATAACCAGGACTGATATACGACCTACCTGGTTATTTTTATTTACTCTAAAATCATAAAACATATTGTTTTATGATTTTAGAGTAATTTCTTATTATTATTTTCATTTTTCAAAAACTTCCATATATTACAAAAAATTTACATAAAAATAGTTTATTTTAATGTAATATTAAAATAAACTATTAAAACTAAAGGGGTGTTTTGAATGAGTATTATGAAAAACGTTAGAAAAACTTTTGTTTTAGCATTGGTAGGTATCACGATATCTACACCTATTCTAGGAACTGTATATGCAGCAGAAGAATCAATTAATAGTTCAAATATAGTTCAAAAACAATCAACTACAGATTTAGATGAAATTTCGAATTACTTTGGTTTGACGTATAAAGAAAAAAGACAATTAAGCCAAGCTATAAATGATTACAAATTAGAAACTGAAAATACTATACAACCTAGAGGTAAAATAAGTTGGATATCAAAAGCAGTTAGAAAAATCTGGAGAAAATTACCCTTTAAAGTAAGACAAACTATAACTGCATATGTAGGATTAGAATCGTTTTTAAATGCTATAGATCACTATACAGGTACAGTAGAAAATGTAATATACAAAGCTTGTAAAAAAGTAGGGATGAACAATGATGTTGCTTGGTGGGTAACAAAAACAATTACTTTGTTCATATAGGATGATAATATGATAATAAATATTATTTTAATAATAGTTAGTATAATAAATATAGTTTTAAATTTCGAAGAAAAAAAAGATAATAATACATATGTTGCATATGGATCATTATTAATAATAAATACCTTACTTTTATTTAAAGTAAAAAATATTATATTAAATATAATACTTTTAATATTTATTATAGTGTTTTTAATTACAATAATTAAAGCTTTGATAAATAGAAGAAAGAAATAAGGATAAACATTAAAATATAAAAGGCAAAATTCCTACTCATGATCGTATGATCTATAGGAATTTTGCCTTTTATTCTAATAAGATAAAAAAATTAAAAACCTAGTAAATAGAATTGATAAAAAAGACATAAAAGATGGAGTTTTATGTTCACATAATTAATCGGAAAAATTTTTTAGATATATAAGAAAAAAGATAGTAAAAACACCTCAAACTATTTACCTTGAAGAGGATGATTTAAAGCTTTTAAAAGCATTATCTTCTATAAAAAATACAACTATAGGTAAGACAATAAGTAATATAATTAAAGTTGCTGTGGAAACTACGAAAGCTAGTCTACCAGATGCCTTTGATGTAGATAAGTAAGAATTTAAATATAATAGAATAAATAAAGTAAAAAAGAATAAAAAATAAATTAAAAAAAATGTATAAATAATTTATAAATAATTTATACATAAAGTAATGAAAAATTATACTAAAGATAATATTATAATGAATTTATTTATACTAAAAATTTACATTAATTAATTTATTTGCATAGAAGTTTTTTTGACACATATTTATATAAATATGCATATATTATATAAATAGCTTGTGTTATATAAATAGCATGCTATTTATAATTATTTTCAATCATGGGTTAAAATAGATAGGGTTAATACCTTATCTATTTTTTTTATTTATCATAAGTTAACGGAACAGCTAAAATTTTATATTTATTAAAAAAATAGATAAATATAAAAATAAGAATACTTAACTTAAAATAAATTTTTTGTATACACTTGTTTTTTATTTTGGTATTGGAAATTAATTTTTTTATAAAACAAAAAGGCTATGAATATATGATCATAGCCTTTTCTTGAAAATAAAATAAATATTTTTAACTTAAAACTATATATTTTATATTAACCTATTAAAGATACAGCATCTGCACAAACAAGGTAGAATTTGCCTTCAAGTTCATTTCCAAGTATTATTACGTTATCTTTATTGCCAATTACTTCTACATCTTGAAGTGATAATGACCCTGCTGTTAATGTAACAGTACCAGTTATGTTTGCACCTGCTACTTCTTTTAATATTCCTTCATTACAGCAACAATCTTCACACTTAGGGCAACAATCATCTTTTTTACAGTCATTATCAAGTAAACATTTTAATCTAGATCTAACAACTTTATAAGGTGAAACTGAAGCATCTGTTGGTTCAATAGTTTGGAAAGCTACAGCTTTTAATTGGCATAGTGATGCTAAATCTACATTAGGAAGTGTAGTAAATAAATCTAATAATATATCTATTATAGAATCTAAAACTTCATCTCCTAAATCTAAAAGAGCATTAAGGAGAGTTATTAGTGGTTGCAATAGAGGTATTGCAAGTGATTCTAAAATATTTATAATAGAAGTTAATATACCAGTAAGATCATCTATAGGTAGAGGTATTGGATATAATGCTCTACCTGTTATATCTAGAGTATCACAACTACAACCTGGCAATTTATTTAAAGTAGCATCAAGTGCAGCTGATAAGTTATCTTTTTTTGTAGCAGGTAAAAGACTTAAAAATACTAATGGACTTCCAACAACGTAAAAATCTGTTATAAAAGCAAAAGCATCAAAATTTACATTTTCTCTTATACCTTCACAACTTAACAATTCTAAAGCTTTTTTCATACTAGGTTTACAGCAACATTCTATATGACTTTCTGGGGGATAATATTCATTTAAGCCATTTCCTTTTCCATACTCACATAGACTTTTCCCTTTTCCATGTTCACAGCAACTCATATACATATTATTTCCAATCAATATACTGCACTCCTTTATTTTTAAATATGAGAGAAAAAGATTCTCTTACATTAAGATATCTAAATAACTCTAAAAATGTTACAAAAAAGAACAAAAAACAAGTATTTAAATTTAATTATGCTAATTTAAGTATATTTTTTGAAATTAATATAAAATAAAAATACATAAAACTTATTATTTTATGTCTTTATCTTTAAAGCATTGAAAATACTATATTTATTTATAAAAATATACTGACATAGTCAGAATGGATTGATTATCCACAGAAAATGAATAGTTTACCCACAGAATTTTAAAAGTTATTAACAAATAAATGAGTTTTGAAAGATGCTCTTAAGAAATGTATTTTTATAATAAAAAAAGACTAATTGAAATACTTTATAGGCGGATTCCAATTAGTCTTTTTTAATAGTTTTAGGTTTTTAAAAATTTGTTATCAATATAATAGTAGGATCTATTTAATTATATCAAAATTTTAAATTTTTAATTATTTTACTTTTAAATAGGTATGATTATATATTTCTATGTAATTCAAATTGTACATTTAAATTTAAGATTTAATATTATATTAATTCTAAGAATTTAGAACTTACATATCCAAGCCCTTTATTACCTTTAAATCCTTCTATACTTATCCATCCATTTAAGCAATATTGTAAATTAACTATATTACCATTTTTAACTTGTCCTATAACATTGTATTGAGTTCCTCTATCATAGCGAACATTTAAAACATCTGCTATAACTCTTGCTTTTCTTCCTGAATAATCTCCGTTTTTAAATCCTTCATTTGAAGTTGTATTAGAAGATTCTTTCCAAGGAACTCCATTAAATTTACATATTCCTTTTGCAATTGCTTTAGCGAATCTGTCTTTATTATTCATTATTAAATTATAATCTTCTTCATTAGTTATAAAGCCTAATTCAACTAAACAAGCATCCATATTAGTTTCTCTTACAACATGTAAGTTGCCTTCCTTAACACCTCTATTTTTAGTATAAAGGCCTTCTTTAATAATTTCAGAATGTATAGCATCAGCTAAAGGTCTATATTTAAATTTATAGCAATAAGTTTCTAACCCTTGAGCGTTTGGATTATCAGAACTATTGCAATGTATAGATACAAAAGAATTTACTCCTAAGTTATTAGCTTTATTACTTCTTTCATTTAAAGATACAAATACATCTGTAGTTCTAGTATTTATATTTTTTATATCTTGTGTTTTTAAATAATCATTTATTTTATTTGAGACCTCTAAAACTATATCTTTTTCTAAGCATCCATGTAACCCTGGAGCCCCTGAATCATATCCACCATGTCCTGCATCTATCATATTTGTTTTCATAATAAAATCCTCCTAAAATTTATATTTTTATATTTAAAAGGCAATAAAAAAAGACTTCAGAGAGTCTAATTCACTACCTTTTATTTAACTTAATTTAAAATTATAAATAAATTATATATAATTTATTTATAATTTTTGTAAGCATTATTTTTAAATTTTATATAAATTATTTATTATCTTTTAACCCTTTACTAGAAGGGTCTACACATACACCAACTAATGCAGCTATAACAGCTACAACAGCAACTGGATTAGCTAATATACTTAATAAAGCTTCTCCTAATAAGTTCCAACTTGTTAAAGTTTTAAAATCAATTCCAGCTGATGAAAATATAACTCCACCTAAACCTAACCAAAAATATGGATTTTTTAATCTACTTTTCATATAAAATCTCTCCTTTTGTTTTTTCTATTGTATCTATTCTGTGATGTGCTGATTTAGTGCTTTCTTCAACTTTTATAAGCCTTTCTATGACATTACTTATTTTTGTATCTTGAGCTTTTATATCAAGCCTTATATCATCAACTCCTTTACTTATGTAATCTAACTTTGTAGCAACTACTGTTTTTTGTGATGCATCATCTTCTATATCTTTTTCATTCTTCTTTTTATAACTCATATAGCCTAGCATGGCCCCAGTTATAGTACAGAGCAAAGTAATCTCTATGTTCATATATCCTCCTAAAAATTGCATAAAAATAGAACTATCTTTTATAGTCCTTTATTATTTATTATCTTCAGTTATAACCATTGGTAAATTATTAGTAGGTTTATCGAAATCTTCACCAGTTATTTCTTTAAACTGTTCTTTTGTTATTCTTTCAGCTTCAACAAATAACCTAATATCATCTACTGTATATATTTTTGATTCAAAATATGTTTTTGCTGTTTCAAAATACCAAATATCCATTATTTACCTCCAACCTTTAGCATCAAATCAGCAACTTCTTTTTCTATGCCTTTTATTTGTATATCTTTTTTTACTAGATTTAAAGTTGTTTGTGCTATATTAGTATTCATTTTTTTTAATTCAATATCTTTTTTTACTGAGTTTAAAGTGGCTTGTGCTAAGCTCATATTTAATTTTTTTATTTGTATATCTTTTTCTAGACTTTTTTTTATTAAAAATGCATTTTGTTTTTCTAATAAATCAATTCGAGTAGGTTTTGGCTTTTCATACTCAAAAGGAATTATTTCAAATATATTTTTATCTTCAATTGTATAAATCTCTTTTAACATGAAGTTTTCTTTTAGTTTAAAATCACTTGTTAATCCTTGTAAATATTTATATAGGTCTTCATTAATAAAAATATAAGGACTAGGTATATTTGAACTTAAATCATCATAGTACCCTTTAATTTTAAGTGTGTCTTTATCAAATGATATATACATTTTCATTTTAATACCTCCCTATCGCAATCCAGTTAATAGTTACGGTTTTATCGCTAGTCGGATGTACAGAACTATCAATACATCTAGCTTCAACAAAACCACGACTAGAATTATCCTCAGCAAGGACTGCTATAGTCTCAGAATATCCAGCCCAATTATTTCTAGCTAGAGAGCCAGTAAATATAAAGTCACTTGTGAAGGTTTTTGGAAAATAAACATAGCCTTTAGTATGATTACAACCTCCTGGGAAATTTAATATTAAATTACCCCATTGTATCATTAATCCGTTTGGAAATATTGCATAGTGTTTGCCCTCTACATTTCCTGTCACGAAATCAGTTACTACAGGAGTTTTTATCCAATTAGTCCAGTTTCCTTGAAAGTTTAATAGTCTAAAAAATTTTGAGCCATTAATACTGCTAGTAAATATTTGTGCAGTTTCTGTTTCGCTTGTAGATGATACTTCTAAATAACCCCATATCCCTCCACCATAAGGGCCATTAGGAATTTTATCATCTGCAGCTACCCAATATTTACCTGGTGTAAGAGCTGTGTTAAAATCTTTAACAGTTCCTAAATCTATTCTTTCATATCTAGAATCATGCTTATGTCCTAAAAAATCAAACATAAGCTTTAATAAACTATCATCAACATTTTCAAGCTTTTCAGTTATTGAGTTATCTGAAGATACAAAAGAAGAAGGAATATAATATTCTACTCCTGGATCTATTGCCCCACTATTTATTGACAGTAAAGTTTTAGGATTAAAAGATATAGTCGATATATCTAAACATTCATAAACTTCCTCTTGTTGTAATTGATAAACAACTGTAATAGGATTATTGTGGAGCCAATTTTTCAATGTAGATATATCTGAACACTTATCTTTTTTTAATCTTATATAAATTCTAGAATTAGTTATTGAACCACTAATACTTTCTTTACTGTTAGAATCTCCCCAAGCATCTCCAATATAACCTAATTTATTTGCTAAAAGATTTGTTAATCCAACTTTTTTCCCAGGAATATCTATATTAGCCCTTATATATCCAGTAGGTCTATCAACCTCAATAGACCAATTCTCATCACTTGAGCCATCAAAAGTTATTACTGACATTAATTTATGTAATAAATATTTATTACAATACTTTTCTACTACTGAATCTTTTATACTTCCTAAACTTCTTAAAATAGGCTTTTTCCATACCTTATCTTTAGAATAATAATATAAAAGGTTTCGTTTACTTTCTTCATGAGGAATATAACTAGGAGTAGTTTTATTTAAGCTAAATTCTATATTTTTAACTTTAATATGGTTATTATCAACTTTTATAAATTCACACCCTTTAAAGAATTTAGTATTTAAAAAGCCTATTTTCTCAACAGGAATTAAAACTTTATCGTCTTTAACATCTCCATTTATTCCTATTAAAAATTTCCAATTACTTAAATCAAATTTAGATAAGTCTAAAACCATATTGGGAGTCATATCTGTTATTTGCTGATAGTTATCATTAACAAACCCCATATATAAACTACAATTATTATTTCCAGTCGTTCTAAAATGGTAATATCCATCAGCTTCAAGTCTAGAACTTAATAAATTTTCATCAAATAAATTTAAATTACTACTCTTTAATGATATATTGTCTACTCCATCTCCAACCGATTTAAGGCCTTCAAAATAATCATTTATTTTCTCATTTCCTTCAACTAGAACAATCTTTACATTTTTTACATCATCCAAAGTAAATTTTTGATCTCCAGATGGATATAGATGCAAAAATGAATTTCCTATCTCAGATAAAGATGTAAAAGTACCTTCTGGACTTTTAACTATTTGCGGAGCCGTTAAATGAAACCAATGGCAACTATATTTTTGTGGTAATCCAAATATCTTATAACTATAAGTTGTATTAGGCTTTATAGGTAAATCACTTAAGTAAATTGAGTAATAAGCATTACTCCCTAGTTTTTCTCCACTCCCTCCTATAACCCATTTAGAAGGATTCAAAGGAATTATATTAACTAATGTTCTACCAGTTAACTTTAAATTTTGTATAAATCCATTTGAACTTTCTGAAATTATATTGTTACCTATAACTTTTTTACCACCATTATCAACTATATTATTAGCTTGCTCTAAAACTCTTTCAAGTCCTTTTATATTAACTTTAGCTTCTGTGTTTTGACCTTCTAATTTATCTTTATTCGCTACTAAATCCTCTAATTTAGAAAGGTCTTGTTTAAACTTATCTAGTTCTTTTTTAGCTTGTCCAACATATCTATCAAGCTTTTCTAAAGTACATATATCTGTAATAGATTCTATAGCCTTATCAGAGCCTACTTTTTCTCTTACCTCAAATAAAAATGTAGCTGTTGTTACTTGACCACTTAATGACCTTAATTCTAATTCTGCATAAGTTAATCCAGCACTTGTTAATGCTTGATTTTTTACATTTATTTTAACTTCATCATCTTGAATAGTTATATTATCTTCTTGATATACTATAGTTCCATCTGCTTTTTTTACAAACATTTTAATTTGTTCATTTTCAAAATGATAAGGAAGTCCATTTTTATATAAAGATGCATAAAAAATAGCAGTGTCATACTGCTTTAATCGAAATTTAGGGATATGATCCTCACGTTCAATATCTAATTTAAAATGAAAGTTATTTACTGCCAATACTATCACCTTCTTTTTCTGTTTCTGTATATAATCTCCAATACTCTTTATTTTCGATAATATTATTATTTAAATCAGTTTCTTTTAAAGCATCTAGAAATACTTCTTTATTTCTTTCTTCTTCAAATCCTTGTCTTTTAGCTGTTACAACATATTTAAAGGTAAAATCTTTTCTATCTGATTCAACTATAAAATAATCTTTTGTTTGTTCTTTTATTCGATAATCTCCCCAGCCTTGCTTTATTATTTCAACTGTATAATCTAAATTTAAGTTAACACTATCTTTAAATATATTATCTAATATAACTACTCTTTCATATGTAACTTTATCATCATGTTTAACTTCTTCTACAGTTAATAAATGCATACTTCTATCTGTTAAATAACTTTCGCAATCCTCTACACTATAGAATAATCTTTCACCGTATTTTTTAGTCTTTTGAACACAGTTTTTATTCCCTTGAACGATAAAATCTTGACTTACTACAAGCCCTCCATCAGCATAAAACTTTTGCTTTGATACTATATTATTTGTTGTCGAAGAATAAAAAGCATCATTACCATTAATCCAAAAACTAAAACCACTGGGGCTTGAAGAAAAGTTTTTATGTCCATCTTTTGAAAAATAAGCTTCATCAGGAGAAAAGCTAGCATATGGATAACAATCACTATTTAAAACATCAGATAAAATAAACTTATTTTTTCCCAAAATTAATCTAGAAAAATTATTTGTTCTTTCAGCGACTACAAAATTATTTAATACCTTAGCTACAAAATTATCTGTACTAGAATTAAAGATACTATTTACACCATATTTAAGCCATAATACAGACCCTTTAAATTCTGTATCTTCTAAAATAGTGACTGGAACATTTGTAGATCCATCTATATTATCTTTATCGCATCTAATATAACTGTAATAAGTTCCATTTTTTTCATACGATAAAGATAAAAAACAATTTAATGCATTAGACAAAACAACACCAGGCATACTTGCATTAGAGTTTAATCTAGATGAATATAATTTACCAACTGGATTTCCTTGTCCATCCCAATCATATAAGTTTATATTTTGACCATTAAGTTCAATTGCATTAACACCATTTTTTTTAGTCATAAGTCCACCAGTTTTTGATAAATCTATTTGTAAGCTTCCATCTAAATTTTCAATTAAAACGGTTTTTAATTTTCCTATTAACCAATCGGCATATACATAGCCACCACCTATAAAGGTATTCCATAGCCAATCTTTATCGTCTAAAGTTCTTTTATTAGCTATCATTAAACCCATTGAGCCTAAAGCTAATGCTCCATATGTTTTACTACCTTTAATTCTATCTTCAAATAACATTGCCTTGACTTGCTGAGGTTGTGCAATATCCCTTAAAGCTTGAAACTTAGTATTAAGAGCAGAAACTACACCTTCTAAACTTTCAGCTTTCACATTACCATTACTATTTAATATACTATCTAGCTTTTCTTTTGCTAGATCTTGTCTATCAAAATAATCTGTATTAAGTTCCCCTAAAGTTATTGCATTATATTTTTTATTTAATATATCCCATTCAAGGCCTACGCATCTAGTAGTTAAATCTACACCTATATTTTGATGTTCAACTGTTAGAGTATCACCAATTCCAACATTAACTAGCTTCTTAAAACTTTTATATTCTTCTGTATTTTCTAGTATAGCTATGTCAACGTTTCCTGAAACTTTAGGTTTATCTAAACCACTTTTAAAAGCTTCCTTAACTCTTTGTCGCATAGCTTCATATAAAGATTCTCTTGTTTCAAAACCTTGTTCATCTTCTCCACTGCAATCTTTCTTTAGTTTTAAATCTTCAAAAACCATATGTCTTTCTTTTATAATTGGATACTTATTAATTAATGGAGAATCTATATATAGTTCAGGTAACATAATACCGTTATAAGCTTGTGGGTATATCCTTGTAGCTATTTCATCTGTATTTTCAGCTAAGTCTATATCTAACATATTTCTAGCATACTTAACTTTAACTCCGTAGTTGCCACCAATTCTATGATTTACATATACATCAAAGTTATCAGCTATTACTTCTCCACCCCAACGGTTTAATAGTGTATTATCACTATCTCCACTTATTGCACTTAAAGCATTCATTTTAACAAAGTATGCTGTATTAGTTAAACTAATATCTGAATGTCCTTTAAATTTAGTTCCAGTTAGAATGATATTTAAGGCTGTTTCACAATTAAAATTAACTGCTCTAGTATCTACGATAATTTTATCAATTAAATCAAAATAAATATGTCTAGCTTTTACTTTTACCCCAAACATACCTTTTGCTACGTCATAGATTCTAAATAGCTGTTGATTTTTGCTATAACAAACATCACATTTAATTACACCTAAATTTTCAATTGTTTTCCATCTTTTTTCTTTATCGTAACTATGTTCAAATTCAATTTCACAAATACCATTTAACTCTACTTTTAAAATAGCACTAGACGGCTGTAATTTTATATCTCCATTTTTATCAAAGTTAGTATTCGATGGTTTATAACATTGCATTATAAACACCTCCATCTAGGTTTTATTTTAAGTACTTGTATATTACCTTCAAATTGTATAAGGTTAGCCCCCTTATTTAGCTTTGGAAAAGCTCCAGTACCTAAATTAAAATAATTATCGGTAGTTTTAAAAACTAATTCAAGTTCACTATCAATATATATATAGTCTTGAACTGGTACAGTAAACTTTCTATTATTTATACTTACTTTTACCTCTCCATTGCCTTGTATATATATCTGTGGCTTTGATTCTAAATAATAATTATATAAATTATCATTATTATGTATCTCAATAAATTCATCTGCATCTAAGTTATATAAGTAACCTCTGCAAGTGAAATCAATTCTAAATTTACCTTTACGTCTTAATATAGTTTCAAAATCTCCATTTAATTTTACATCTACTACTTTATAAAACCATTCGGGATCATCATTAAAAATCAATTTATTATCTTGTACTTCATTAATCCATAATTTAATTTGTCTAAATCTTTCTTTAAGATTATTTTTTTCTATAAAATTAAATTCAACTGAAATTACGATATCCGAATAGCCACCTTCTTCTTCATAAACTAAACCATCTCTACCAGGAATTTGTTTTGTAGTTTTAATTTTAGAAGTAGAAGGAATATTAGGTCTTTTTACTATGCTTAATCTTAAGTCAAACTTAGAATTTAAATTATTAAATATTAAAAAATACTTACTAAACATCATGCTCTCCCCCTCGCTATTCCTCTACTTCTTTGATTTTTACTTATTAAGTTTCCAAATTCATCAAATATAGCTTCAGCCATATCTTTATTCCCTACTTGAAGTACAACTTGAATTAGTTTAGGTTCTTTACTATCTTTTTCATATGTTTTATTTCCTCTATTATCTAAAACTTTTTGTACTGAGTTAGTAACTAATTTATCTAATTTAGAAAGAGGTATTACGGCTTCGTGTTCTTTCCCTTCTCCAACAAGTGCCATAGTAGCTTTCGTTACTATACCACCTTCTGCAAGTGCTGGGATAGTTGGAAGATGAATACCAAAGTGTTTTCCACCGAAAACTGGGACCCAATTAGGTATATTAAAGCTAATCCTATTAACTGCCCTTATTGCTGAGTTTATTCCACTAATAGCAGCATTAATAGGGGCTTTTATAATTCCTCCGATAGTTCCAAAAATACTAGCTATTATTTGCTTAAGTCCACTAAAAATCTTTCTCCAATTTCCAGTAAATACACCACTTAAGAAGGTTAAAACACCATTAAAAACTCCTTTTATTCCATTCCATACAGTTCCAACTACTGAAAAGAAATGATTTAGTGGAACTCCTAATAATCCAAATGTTCTTGTAAAATCTCGATGGAATGCACCTTTAAAGAAGTTAGCAAACCCAACAAATATACTTTTTACTTTGGACCATACAGCATTTACACCGTTTCTAAACCAATCGCATTTATTATATAAAGTGACAAACACAGCTCCTAAAGCAACTAAAGCTGTTATTACTATACCTATTGGATTCATACTCATTACTAAATTTAATCCTTTTTGTGCTAATGTCATTGCTTTTGTTACTGTTGTTACAGCTAATTGAGCCCCTTTAAAAGCAAGCATTTTAGCTTTATTACCTAACCACATTAAACCATTCTTAGTTAATTGAGCCGAATTTTTTAATATTGCTAATGTTAATTTACCTAAATTCTTAGTTACAGTTAAAAGGCCCTTACCAAAAGTTAAGATTCCTTTGCCTGCTAACTTAGCACTTTTTATAAAACTATTCCAAACTATTTTACCTAATTTAAGACTAAAACTAGCTACTTGCTTAGTTGCATTTAAAAATGCCTTCCCTAAGTTTTTAAGCCCCGTTCCTGCTATCCTTGCCCCTTTAGTAAATGCACTCCATCCAATTCTAGCAATCTTAGTTGAAAAATTTTTTATTGATACTAAAACCTTTTTACAACTAGATCCAAAATCTTTAATTCCTTTGATTCCTTTTTTTATATCAGATGGTAGTTTAGCAAAAACTTTTATTGTATTACTAATACCTTTTATTAATTTACCTATGACAATTAAAACTGGCCCTACAACAACTCCTACACCTGCAAGAGTTAATAAAGTTTTTCTTGTTTGTGTATCCATATGAGCTAAGCTTTTTAAAATGCTATTCGCTTTAGTAATCCAAGGAGTAAATATAGGTAACAAATCATTTCCTACGGTTGCTCCTAAAGCTTTTATAGATTCTTTAAAAGTTCTTCCTGCATTGGCTGCTTGATCTCCAGTTCTAGCAAAGTCCCCTTGAGCATCTTTAGTTTTTGACATAACATAGTTATATCTTAGTTGAACTTGTTCAGCTTGTGACATATCCTTTATTTTTTTCTTAATACCTTGACTGTGAGCAAATTCTTCTAAATTAGTTTGTGTCATTACAATCCCTAAGCCTTTAAGAGCTTCTGTTTCTCCAGTGTACACACCAGTTAAAGCATCATTAGCTCTATCAATACTTATATTTTTAAAAGATGCTAAATCGGCTGCTAATTGAGTTAAATTCATTGAATATTTTTTAGTATTTTGTGAACTTAAACCCATACTTGACCCCATATCACCAAATTTACTAGCCATTTCTAAAGCACTAGATTGACACATACCCATTTTTTCCAATGAAGTTTCTGACCACTTTGTAACTTCATCTGAATTTTTCTTAAATACAACTTCTGTTTTATTTAAGTTTTCATTTAAATCAGATGCTAATCCAAAACTAGCCATACCAATTCCAACCATAGGAGTAGTAATTCCCATAGTCATCTTTTTTCCTAAATTTTCAGATGCATTTCCTATTTTAGTTAGTCCACCAGTGAATTTATCTAATCTTACGTTTTTAAGCTGATTATTTACTTCTTCTAATGCTTTTTCATTTTCAAGTAAAGATTTTCTACTATTATTTAATTTTATTTCTGCTGAATCAAGTTTTTTAGAATTACTTTCTATAGCTTTATCATTTTTAGCATACTCATCTTTAAGTTCTTTTAATTCCTTTTGTAGTTTTTTAGACTCTTCACTATTTTTACCAGTTTGTTGAACACTTTCTTTATACTTATTTGTAGTAGCTTCTATTTTTTGAGAAAGTGAACTTTGAGATTCTCTTTGTTTTGATATATCAGAATTAAGTTTGCTCATATGTTGTGTTTGGGCTTGTATCATCCTATTTTGTATTTGTATTTTACTTGTTAATTCTGATTGTTTACTTTTCAAAACATCGGTTGCACTTCCAAATAATTTAGCCTTTGTTTGAGCAAGATTATAACTACTACTAACTTTTTTTAATTCTGTAGACATTTCTCTCATTTGCTTTTGAAAGTCAGAACTATTTGCTCTAATTTTAATATTAGCTGCCATATTATACCTCCTTTCTTTTGAAATTAAAAAAGACTATGCTTCTATATCTGCATAATCTGATTGATACTCTTTATTTTTAAGGGAATAATCTATATAATCTAATAACTCAAATATATTAAGTTCTAGGCATTCTTTTAAATTAAATTTAGCTTTCATCCTAGCTAAATCAAAGATACCATATAATACTTTTAAACTTATTTCATATTTACTAAGTTTTTCTAATTCATCTTCATCCTCATAGCCATTTTCTTTATCATAATCATCAAATTCGTTCTCGCTTTCACTTTCTTCCATTTCTTCATCAATAAGAACATTATTTATTTTTTCATGGACTTGTTCTATATACTTTTCAATTAACATATAACTTTCTAAAATATCATATATTTCTTTTTGATCCAGTTCTTTTATTCCAATTTTATAATCAAAAAATATAGTTATAAGTTTGTATAAATATATTAAATCATCTTTATTTTTATCTATTAAATCCATTGCTTTAATAATTTCTTTATACTTAGAGCAACTAAAGTTATTAGTATAAAGACAAGAAATAGAAATATCAAATATATCTATTTCTTGTCTTGTATAAAAAGCTTGTTTACTTTTTCAACTTTACTATTTACCTTTTCAGAGATTTCTAAATCAGCTCTAATAAAATTAAATATTATATCACTTACTTCAAAATCTTCATTTATATCATCTTCTGTAAATTGATTATCAAATAATGTAACTAAAGCTTTTACCATTTTATCTAAATCTTCATCCGAAAAAATTTCTTTATCAGTTAAGTCATCTCTTACTTCTGAATAGGCCTTAAATTTTTTCCTAACCATCTTTCCACTGTCAAATTCCTTATTATTTACTACTATTTTCATAAAAATCACCCTTTCAAATTTGATATTTGGCTAAAATAAGCAACTTTTTAAAAATACTTAAATATAGCCATTTTAAGAGGTTGCTTATTTTAATTGATTAATACATCGTGTATTTTTTTAAAACTGTTTATAGGCTAATTTTAAAAGACGTTTTTTATTAAACCTAAAAAATTAATATTTTAAGATACTTTTTTAACCGGTTCTTGCACTTTTGAAAACCAATCTTCTATAGCTGTCTTAGCATCTGAGTGTTCTTCTAGTAAATAACTTCCATTTACTCTAATTCTCCAATTTCCATCTTTTTGACGTGGATAGAAAGTACCTTTTAATTTAGGTGTTTGGGTTTTTAATTTTTCTTGGTTAGTTTCATAAGTATCTGTTCCACCTTCGCAGAATTTACCACAATATAGCCATACAAACTCATATTTTTTATCAGTTCTTTTTGCTCTCCACCCTAAAGCTATTTCATTAGCCATGTCGTCTTGATTATCTACTAAAAATCCATTGTCATATGTACATCCTTTTAGTAATGCTTCTTGTTCAGGGCTTAAATCATTTAATTCTATTTCAACTTCTATACTTTCTAAAGTTTCTTCAACTGCTTCTGTTCCATCATCAGAATATAATTTTTCTACTTTCTTTTTTTCTGTTACTTTAGCACTTATGGATCTAGCTAATTTTTCAATTTTAGTAGCAGAATATTCAGTAGCAGTGTTTTTCTCAACTAATGCTGCTGATATATCCCTAAGTCCCATTCTCCTACTATTTACAACTGTTTCACTCATTTTATCACTTCCTTCTTGAGAATAAAAAAAGACTTACTATATAAACTCGTTATAAGTAAATCTCATTGCCTTATGATATATTTTTGTTTTAACTTCATAGAAATCTTGACTATCTGTTTTCCTAAAGTCATTCTCTATCATTAATTTCCTAACTTGCTTTTTTAAATTGTATGCTTCTAAACTATCTTTACTCCATATATCTACTTGAATAGAATGTTCTATACATCCAGCCCTATCATCTTCATATTCATTATCTTGTTCTAAATACTCATGAATTGTAATATGTGTTTTATTTAGTTCTTCATCATACCACCCCTCAAATACTGGAATATTTGTAGATTCTAAAGCCTTTACAACAAGTGCTATAATATCAAAATCTTCATTTTCCACTATATCACCTCTCAAGCTTTTTAATTAATTTATCATATTCTTTTGTAGCTATATTGTCATATTGCTTACCTAGCATCTTATTAACTATACCAAAACTATGGTGTGGAGGTCTTTGACTTGTACCCCATTCCTCGCATTTCATATAATAATAAGGACTATTGTCGGATTTTTCCCATCCTACAACTATATATTTTTCCCCTTTTTTAGTTCTAAACTTAGGGGGTGGCACATTATCACTAGCATGACCTTGAGGTCTACTTCCTTTTCTTCCACTTTTGCTATTATCTTTACTCTTATGGATTAATGGTTTAACAGTAGAGTAAGCTAAATCTCCACATTCTTTTAATATCTTTTTATTAGCAGTATCAACTTCGGCTTCTGATGCTAAAAGTTCAACTGTTTTTATAAGTTCATCTAAGCCTTCAAATTCCATTTCAATGCTCATTACAGCACCTCATTGCATTTTAAATGTATATAATCTCTTTTATATCCTAAAAAGTCAGGATAATAAATTTTATATTTTTTATTTTGCCATACTATAATAAAATCTTCTTTATTTCTTAGGGCTTCAAGCTTTTGACAATATCGTATTTCAAATATTGCCGTATTTTCTAATTTAGCTTCTAAAGCACTATAAAGTTCCTTGCCATATAAATCAAGTATATTAGCATAACAAGGATGAAAGCTTGTTTCTACTCCTTTAATTCTTCTCCCATTTACAATAGTATATTTTACTGTTTTTATTTCAATTTTGTGTTTAAAGGTCTTTAATAATTCCTTTTGCTTAGTTTTAAAATCATTGAACATCTTTTTTCACCACATTCATTATTTGAAGATGTGTTAGTTCCTTTTGAAAATTCGTTTCAAAGTACTCTACGGCATTATTATAAGAATATCTTCCATATTCTAATAATAAGTTTTTAGCAAAGGGGCTGTTATCAAAATCAATTTCAACCCCTGCTATGTAATTTAAATATTCCTTACCTGAACTTAGGCTTCTTTCAAGTTTTTGTTTTATTTCTTCATCATCCCAAGTAATTTGTAAATTTTGTTTTAATTCATCTAACATTATTTACTCTCTACTGGAATATCTACACTTAATTTTGTTATGTCAAATACAAGGAATGATTCATTATCTATAGGTTCTCCTGTAGCATATTGTTTAGATACATAAGTTCTTTCATCATCTAAAAACTTATATTCATCTGAATACTCTATTTTTTGACTTGATCCAATCCCCATAAAGTAATCTTTTCCCATTCCTGCTATAAGCTTTCCTTTTGGAACTGCTACCGATTGTATAATTTCTGATGGTATAGGCATAACACCATGTACATAAGTCCCTTGTAGTGTTAAAAATGTAGTTGCTCCAAATACTTTTTCCCAATAATCTAAAGGGTTAACTAATATTAAAATAGAAGGAACTGCTCTACTTCCACCTTTTGTTAGTGGAGCCATTACACTTTTACCTAAAGTAGTAGGTTTAAAATCATTTAATTTTATTGCTGCTTTATCAGGATATACCCCTTCAACAACAGAACCTTTTAAATCTTTTATCATTCCTATAGGTTGGTCTTTCCCAGTTCCTGCAACTATAGCATATTCTAAAGCCATTGATATAGATTCACTTAATACTGCTCTTACATATCTATCTAACCATTCAGGTCCTAAATCTAACATAGCTTTTGAAACTGGCATATATGCTGTTAATTTATACATATCTGTTTTTATCTTATCAAAACCTTGTGAAAGTTCTTTTTTAATTGTATCTGTTAATTTTCCCCACCATGCTGCTTCACAATCTGTTTTTCTTATTACCCATTCAGTAACAGCTGTTGTATTTTGGAATGCAATTTTATTTAAAAGTGGATGTTCTTTGTCTAATTCATCAAATACTCTATCAAATACAGTCTTTGGTAAAGCTACATCTAAATTAGTAAATGCTCTTTTTTCTATTACTTGTTCATAATATTTTCTTTCCTCTGTAGTTAAAACATTCATTCCTCTTTCATTTAATACATTTCTATCATTAACTTGTGCTCTTATTAATGATCTAGCTTGTGTTTGTGCTTCTTTTAATATATTTTCTTGTATTCCTTCTGCCATTCTAACTAAAGCTTCTGATATATCTTCCGAATTATTATTTTTTAAAGCTTCATCTACCTGTGCTCTTATTTGTGTCATATCTATCGTTTTATCTAAATTTTTCATTCCCATATTAATCAATTCCTCACTTTCTTATTTAAATGCATTAAAAAATGCTGAAAGAATTTCAGCACTTCTATTTTCATTAATTTTATTTTGATTTTGTGGACCTTCTAAGTTTTTTTCTTTTTCTCTCATTTCTTTAATTGAAATATTTGATAATTCTTCAGAACGGCAACTTATTTCTGTGTCTAAATATGCTGGAATAGGTGTAGCTGTTATTTCAAATAAATCAACTTCTGTAATATCTCGATAGAAATTCCAATCATCATCCCATCTAGTTTTTTGATTTACTATATTAAATCCAAAGCTACAGCCTTTTACTAATCCTAATCTTACATTTTCTAATAAGTCATTACCATCTGATGTATTAGGAACTTCTAAACTAAATCTTAATCCTTTATTATCTTCCTCAAGTTCTAAGTTTGAATTAGTTCTCCCTACAACTTTATTCCAATCATGGTTAATTAGCATAAACTTATCTCTAGTCTTATCATTTAATGTTTTTAAAAATGCTCCTGGTGAAATCTTTTCATAAAAGCAATCTCCCCATCTATCCTTTAGCTTTGTATATTCATCACTAAAGATAGCAGCATAACCTTCTATTTTTCTTGTTTCTAAGTCAGTACTTCTAAATTGTAGACTTACTGTTCTCTTTTCCATTTTTTCTTTCACCCCCTTTCAAATCAGGATTAAGTACAGATTGATAGTTTTTAGTTACATAGTGTTCTTGTGACCAATCTGTATTAATTGGCTCTTTTCCTATCAATTCTAAGTTATCATCAATTGAGTTAACACCTATTCTAAATAATAAGTCAGCAGCCTTAGATATTTTTGATATATCTACATCTCTAATTCTTTGAGTGTTCATTTTTACATAGGTCCTTTCAATAAAATCAGATTTGCCATATATTTTTCTGTTTATTTCAGTAGTAATAAGCTTTGCTATTGGATTTATACAAAACATTAGGAAGTTATCAGTTTGCCCTTCAACTCCTGCTATATTTCCCTTTATAACTCCTGCAGGAACATGAAAAGCAGATGCTACAAAGTCTATAATATCGTCTATAACGGCTCTTATATCTCTACTATCCTTAATAGTGCCTCCATTTTTACTTTCTTCAAACTTATAACTATTACTAAGAGGTAAAACTGCATTTTCAGATTCTAAGTAATTTTTAAAATCCTCTTGCATTAATTTATCAAAATTATCTTTTGCAATCCCTTGAAGTGGGGCTTGTCCGTTTATTTGTAATATTCCTTTTCTTCCATTTGATTTTTTATATGAAGATATAGAAACTCCTAAAAGTTTGCTGTAATCACTATATAAACCATCTATAACTTTTTTTATATTTCCATCATTAAGTTTTAAATAAATAACATCTGATTCATTAAATGTATCACTTAATGAATATCCTCTTACAACTACGTTTTTATATGTATCTTCATAAAATACATATTCATCATGTTCAAATGAATCTGCTACAAATAATTGACTATCATGTTGAATTATCAAACATTCATTATCATAAACTAAGTTTGAAATAACTTGCATCCAAAACTCGGTAGCATTTTGATTCATATTAGGCTCAATATTAAATAAATAGTAATTATTTTTTTTAAGCTTTTTACCTTTTTCAAAAGTTTCAAACTCTGCTAAAATCAAAGCATTTGTAATTATGGATATACATGTTTGTATAGCAAATTCTTTATAAAATATTTCAGCTTGTAAAGAACTTGTACCAGTGCCATTCATTTTTACACTAAATAAATTACTAAAAAAATTTCTTATTCCTATTTTAATCACCTCCCTTAATATGAATAGCATCCATAATAACTTTGTTCATTAACACTTTGAGGTATATTTTCGTCTTCACTTAATGCATGTATAAAAGCAAAAAAGCCATCAGTTTTTCTTAACTTAGGCTCTATCTTCTTATAACTTTTATTTCCTTTTTTATCTATATCTACATAAATATTATTTGTATACCATCGCATCATAGGATCATCACCAAAAATTATATTTTCATTAGCAAATAGTTGTTCTAATAAAGGGGCTATTTTATTATGAGTTATATATCCATTTCGGACATCACTTAAAGGTAATCCAACTTCATTAAATGCACTTGCTAATAAAGATTTTCTATAACTATCAGCTTTAATATCCACTATATTATATTTTGTTGACATTTCTAAAAACCAATCTACTATATATTTAGGATTAACTGAATCTTCTTTTAAAACAGTACATAATTTCATTTTTTTAGCTAATTCAATATCAAATTTTATTTGTCTACCTGGTAAAGTTAAAGCTTTATGACATATAAATGTATGATGTAGCCATACTCTTTTATCTCCAAACTTAAATAAAAGTCCACATCCTACAAAGTCCCTTATACTTGCATAGTCTACTCCACCAATACAAGTACATCCATCTAGTGTAGGAATCTTTTGATTTGTAGCGACTATTTTATCCCATTCAGCTACAACAGTAAAACTATCTTGTGCAGGTCTATTCATACGTTTTGTCATAAATTCAATTGCTAATTGAGGTTGATATTTCATATCTTCATATTCTTGCTCCATCTCAATCCTTAAATCTTTAAAAAATTTTAATGATGGATTAGCCTTATTCCACATTTCTTTATCATCTACTTCCTTATCATCATCTAATCTATAAATAATAGGAAGTAACCTCATTGTTTTATTTTCACCTTTTAATATAGCTTCTGCAATTTCTAAGTAATCATCTAATACTCCACCTCTTACATTTCCATTTGTGGTTATCATAAATGTTCTTGAATGTTCTTTTTTACCTAATGCCGATTTAAATACCTTTATATTTGAATAATCTTCATATTCATGTATTTCATCAAATATAATACATGCAGGCCTTAAACCATCTTTAGTTCTAGCATTTGATGTATTGTATTTTATATATGATTTAGTTTTTTTAAATACAATCTTTTCTTTTGTGTAATAAAATGCTTTTTGAAGTTTTTTATTATCATCTATGACATTATATACATCTTCAAATGATGTTTTAGCCTGGTCCTCACTATTAGCTACTATATCAATGTTATACTCTCTTTTCCCATGAAATGAGGTTGTTAAATACCAACTTAAAGGACTGATAAATCCATTTTTACCAGCACCTCTACCCATTACTAATAAAAAAGTGTTCCATACTAAAGTTCCATCATCATAATAGCAATGTACTAAGCCTATAATAAACTTTTCCCAATCTAAAAGCTTGTATGGAAAATATTGTTCTATCTTCTCTATTGCTTTATCAATTTTTTCTGAATCTATAAAAACATTAGGCTGAGAAAGTTTATCTTTAATTAAAACTATAAGCTTTTTTATATCCTCACCAACTATAAGAGATCCACTTTCGACTAAATCAATATATCTATCTATATGTTTATTAAATTTCATCGTCATCATCTACTTTTGGTGTAGGTATTAGTCCAATTCTTACTTTTATTTCAAGCATAGTTTTTAACATTTTTCCTAATTCACTAAGACTATCATTCTTTTTAAATCCTACTTGTTCCCCATTCTTCCATTGAATGGTTACACCTCTTTGTTCTATATCCTTATTTAAGCTATCTACAATCTTACAAAGCTTTATATACTGTTCAACTAAATGTATATTATCTTTAGTATCAGTGCTCTTACTTTTAAGTTGATCTATCATATCTTCTTTTATTTCTAAAATATTTCCCAAATCTTGCACCATTGCATCCTCGCACACCTTTTTTAGTGCATTTTCTCTAGACCAACCATGTCTTCTTTTCCATGATTTTATTGTATTTACTTTTACATTATACTTTTCAGCTATATCTTTGTATTTCATCCCTGAAATATAGTCAATATAGGCTTTTTCGTGTTTTTCTAAATTTTTCCCATTACCCATTTCACCACCTCAATTTTAATATTAAAAACTTAGTTGCACCCTATATTTTTCAAGGTTGCCACCCCCCTCACATGAAAAGTGATTTTTCCTCTTTTGTCCGGGGTATACTCCGACCTATACGGCTTACCCTAGAGTCGATTTTTTTAATAGGGGGGCTATGGTATAAAAATTTTATTTACCATCTTTCTTCATTTATGAATTTTGTTTTAACTCTAGCTAAGTGTTTTTCATGGATTAAGTTATGACATCTATTACATAAACTAATAAGATTATTTATATCTAGTGCAAGTTCAGGATACTTCTTAAGCTCCTTAATATGATGAACGCATTCAGCTTTATGGTATCCACCTTTCTTCTTACACTCTTGACATTCATAGTTATCTCTTATTAAAACTTCTTTTCTTTTCTTAATCCACTTATATGTTTTGTAAAACTTATTAGCTTCTTCATCTTGTATATATCTTTTAAATCTAATATGGACCATAAGTTTTTAACACTTCCCAATATCACTTTTAAAATAAAAAAGACTAGAAATTAATCTAGCCTTTTATGAGAACGTAATTTAATTTGTTTATACTCCATACCTCTACAGAGTTCTCTTTTAGTAAAGTCCTATTTAATTGGCGAGGATAACTGGTATCGAACCTGATTCACCAAATGAAAGTTAGTGGTTTTCCAAATTTAAACTATATCCTCATATAATATTTTCAATCCAGGTAGCTGAGAATTGCCTGGCTCTACAGTAATAGATATTATGTGGGTTTATGGAATCTCTACAAAATTTCCATACTATTATTATACTTTAACATTTATGTATGATTTGTGTACGAAACGTACATAAATCGTACACAAATCATACATAAATCGTATTCAAAATATATATAAATTAAATATTAAGTTTATGTTATAATAGTCCTTTTATCTTATCTATTATTTCGACCCTCATTTGCTTGCATTTAGATTCAGACATAGACATCATTGTACTTATATAAGCCCATCCTAAATTCTTATTACTGAAGTATCTTCTATTAACTAAATCTACTTCTTCATCAGTTAATATGGTTAATGCATTTTCTATTTTCTTAATTTCAATTTCTTTTTCTTTCATAGCTTTGTATTTATCTTTAATAGCTTTTTCAATTTCCTTTTCTTTCTTTATAACTTGTTTTTCTGTTGGCTTTGGTATATGATTTGTTTTCCCTGTTCTTTCCTCATATCCTATACTTGATAATAAATTATAATCGTAATTATCATTTATATTTATTTTGATTTTTTCTATATCTAATTTTAAACAATTCATTTCTGCTTTAGTTAGATTATAATTAAATAACTTTCCTTCTGCTTCTTTAAATTTGTCACTGCTCATTAATCCCCCACCTAACTAGCTATATATTTTAATATTTCTTCTTTAGCTTCCTCAAATCCAAAACATACAATTGCTTTATAACCTTGTTTATTTAAATTTTCTATCCATCTATCTTGATTTTCATTGGTCTTATTTCTTCCAAACTTCATTTCTATAAATAAACCATGATACTTCCTATTTGCTTTAGGTAAAAATAAGTCAGGAACTCCTGATTTTACACCTTGTTTCTTTAAGTTTGCAGCTTCTAATCTATTTCGACTTCCACCGTTTGGAATGTGAAAAATTAATTCTAATTCAGGATATTTAAATTTTTGTAAATTACACCATTGCATTAATAGTATTTGCTCACTAGCTTCACTTCTTTTCATATTCATTACTTCCTTTTTCTTTTATTACAACTAGATTTTCTTCCCACCTACATTTACTGCAGCTATATCAACAATCTTTTTTATCTATTTTAAAATATGTATTACAGTTTCTACACTCTATATAAATACTTTCCATATGCTATTCCTTTGCTTAATTAAATATAGCTTCTAAATTTTCTATTATATAATCTTTCATTAAGTATTCATCAATTATATTCATTCCTGGTATATATAGATTTAAATTCTTAAATTCATATAAATTTAAGACTATATCTAATCCTTTTATATCTTCACATTTAGTTGTATTCTCATTTCCATCTATAACTTCATATTTATCAATTCGCTTTTTAACTTCTAATATATTTATAAACTTATAAAGCTTTTTTCTTTTTTCATCACTTATTTTCATATTAACCTCCAATATAAAAGAATTATTTTGTTACAAATAACTTTCTAAAAGTCTAACATCATGTATACATTCATCTATTATTTCTTTTTCATAAGATTCACCTTTTGTATATTGTCCTGATAAATACACACACAATTCTTTTTCCTGTTCTTTAATTGCCTGTTTTAAAAAATCCCTTATTGTTTTTTCCTTATCCATTCCTTCAATATATGGTTTGATAGATAATATACAATAGCCTTTTTCTAAACCATAATTGCCACCATTTAATTTATATATAATTTTTACTAAATAATCTCTTCCAGTAAAATCTTTATCAAACTCTTTCAACCTTATTAAGTCCCCTACCGAAAATTGTCTATCATCTTTTCTAACTTCAAAACTTTTTTCACCACTAATTACTTTTTCATAGTATTTAGGCAAAATCTTAAGTTCATGTAGTTTCATCTTCCATTTCACTCCTAATTACTTTTATTTTTTCTAAATGCTTGTCTTTCACCTCGAGCTTTCCCAGCATGATATTTGCCACAATACTTAGTAGTTGGTTGAGTTGTTTTAAACTCTTTACCACAATACTCACACTTCTTTATGTACATTTAAGACATCTCCCTTTTATACTCAATTTTATATCTCTTTCTAAATAATCTTTTAGCTGCTATAGCTTCGTTAATATTATGTCTTTTAGCTCCTAAACACTCACATGCCTTATTAATACTTTTAAATTCCATTGTTTCATTTTTTAATGTATCTTTAACTATTAAAGGCTTTCTTTCAACTTTTCTTATAGGCTCTAAAGATTGTATTCTATATCTCTTTTTAAACAGTCTATTATGTTTTATATAAGTTGTTATATCTGCCCTTCTCATATTTAAAAATTTACAGCAATCACTTAAGTTATCAAATTCAATTTCCTTACTTTCAACTTCATCTAAAACTTTTACTTTATAGTTATGTTTTTGATTAGTTCTTTTGTATTCTCTAGTTTCAGAATCCTTGATGTTTTCAAGTACTATATGTTTTATAGCTTTTCCTACAGTTAATTTAGGATTTAATATACAAGCTAATAAAGCCATATAATTTTCTGTATAATCAAAATCATAAGTATTAGAATAGTTCACCCTCTTCACCTCTTATTTTTACTTTCTTTCCAATTCCATTGTTTCAGCTTCTTCTAATGTAAACTCATTCCCACATTCACATTTAAAAGTTGAGTTATCATCAAACTCTACATCTTTTTCAAAACTATCTGGTTGTTTACAGCAAGGACATACAATAACATAAATAGACATTATACTCATCTCCTTTTATCAGCTATATAAGCTAATATTTCTAATCCACCGAATATAAAAATTAAATAATATATAAAAATATATAAATCTTTCATCTTTCGGTTTACCCTCAATTCATAACTGGTTTTGATTTAAAAAATACTTGTTGAGCTTCTTTCCAAACTAATCTAAGTTTAGGATCTTCTCTTTCTATAAGTTGTTTAATATCTAGCCCTTTAACTTTGCATATCTCTTTTACTAAATACTCTAGTTTTATAGCACTTTCTGTTATATCCATTGTTTAATCAATCCTTTTTAAAATTTATTAACTTATTTATTTTCTTTTAAAAATTCCTTAGCTTTTTCTTTTGGATACAAGAAAACACATTTTGAATACCCTTTTAGTAATGTTCTAGTGGAACAAGCTTCTTTATCGCAAATATTTTTATGAGTACACACTTTTCCATCTACAGCAAATAAACAATTTGTATTTTTATATTTTGCTATTCCCATATCTACCACCTCATTCTTTATACTTTCTCATTCTTGCATATATGTAAGGCTTTCCATTATGTTCATTTAAATAAATCTCATGGTCTATAAATACATATCCTGGATTCGCCTTTTCCATTTCTTCTTTTACTAAATCTCTAAATCTAACCATATTATTTATTCTCTTCTTACTAAACTTTGAATGATTTCTAGTTATACGTGGATCTTTTAGATTTTTGCTACTACACCATCTTTTTTTGCCTTTTGGATCTTTACATAAATAAGTTGCAACTCCAGTTAACCAAAGCTTATCTGTATCTAACCTACGTATATTATTTCTTCTTCCAAGCTTCCATGAGCCTTCTACATCTTCCATAGATAGTATTGAGTTCATTATTACATGGTGATGGCATCTAATCCCTTTAGGACCTTCTGAATGCTCTGTAACATATACGTATTTAAGTTCCACGTCCAACTCTTTTTTCTTAATTAATCTTTTCAATCTTCTTATAAAATTTTGCATATCTTTTTTAGCTTCTACATGATCCTTTGGTAAGTTTTCATTTGAATATGTAAATGTTATAAAAAAATCTCCATTTTTAAAGTTAGTATTAATTTTTCTTATGAAATTCTTTTGTGCATTTTTATTATTAAGATTTTTTTGAGTTTGTTTATTTTTTTCTGTTTTCCATTCCTTTGGTATCTCAGATTTAAGATACATAGGATATGTTTCAACTTCTCTAATTAGTCCACTATCTATAGTCTTTGTTACATAAGAGCATTTTGTTCTAACATCTATAATTTGATTTATTTCATCTTCATCGATATCAGATTCTAAAACTCTTGTATGTAGTCTTTCATAATCACACTCTATAAATTTCTTTCTTTGTTTTCCCTTCATGCTATTTCACCTATTGCTTTTACTTTTGTATTTAATAAATAATAAATATGGTTGATTTGTTAATACTTATTACAAGTTCCAATAAAGCCTATATGACTTTTGAATTTTTGATAATTTATTGGCTTATAGATAGTAGTTATATATAAATCTATAAGCCTTTTTGGATAGTAATTTATGATCTAGCATTTATATTGTTTTTCGAACTTATTTCAATCTTTTCAGCCATAATTTTTATCCCTTTCATTATCCCTATTGTTTCAAAAAATTGATTTGGAGCTTTTTCTTTTACATTTTTAATTAGTTCAATAATTTCTCTATCAGTCATAAGAAATTTCCCTCCTTCATTTAGACACTTAGTGTCTATGATTTAATTACATTTTACGACACTTAGTGTCCTTAGTCAACCTTTTAATGTCATTTTGTGTATTTATACATTGTTTTGTGTCCTTTTTAATGCTATAATGACACAAGGAGGTGTTTTTGTTGAATAAGCTTAAAGAAATAAGAAAAGAATTAAATTTCACACAAAAACAGTTAGCTGAAATAATAGGAGTTTCTAGAGCTCAAGTTGCAAATATAGAACAAGGTATAAGAGTTATAACTCCTAGAATCGAAAGAGATTTAATTTCACTTTTAAATGTAAATCCAGAATGGCTAAAAAATGGATCTGAACCTATAATAATGGATAAATATAGCAATTTTGATTTGGATTCTGATGAAAAAGAGTTTATTGAATTATTTGAGACTCTTGATAAAGATTCTAAAAAACTAATCTTAGAGACAATGAAAAAAATAATTTCTAAATAAAAGAAGTAGCGGATTTAAAATTAAATCTGCTACTTCTTATTTTCTATAATAGTTTTCATTATTTCTTTTATCACTTCAATTTGAATTTTATTTAAATTTTTTATTAATTCTACAATTTCTTCTTGATTCATTTTGATTACACTCCCTAAACATACTGAAAATGCTAGTGTTTGATTATTTATCAGAACATATGTTCTGATAAATTACAGGAAAATATTAACATAAATTTAACACATTGTCAAACGTACGTTCTGATTTTCTGCATAACAAACTATGATTTTAATTCTATCTTACTTAGTTATCTATATATTTACATTTAATAAAATTAAATCCCTAATTTGTCGTTATATTTAATTTATAAAATTTTGGAATTATATTTTTTAGTCATCTTGATTTAATTAATTACTAAAAAAATAAGGTATGCAAAAATTGCACACCTTATTTTATTTAGTATAAATAACAAAAATCTTCATATCTTTCTATGATTTTCATATATAAATATGCACATACTTTGCAATCATCTAAAGCTTCATGTGAATTTAACATCCAAAATCCCATCTCTTGTTTTAGGTTTTTTAAACTATAACTTTTAAGCTTTTTTGATCTATCTGTGTCCCAATCATATTCTCTAACTTTAGTTCTAGCTAATTTTAATGTATCTATTGCTTTATTCTTAGGTCTTTTAAAGTTATATTTATATAAGTTATTCAAAAGAAAAGCCATATCAAATGGTGCATTGTGTGCAACTATATAATTATCTCCTATAAAATCTAATAATTTTGGTAACATATTCTCTATATTAGGAGCTTTTTCCAACATATCATTAGTTATTCCTGATAAATTAGTTATCTTTTTACTTACTTTTTGATTTGGTTTAATATATGTTTTAAAAATCTCGATAGGTTCATAAAATTCAAATTTAATTGCACCTATCTCTATTATTTCATCATTAATTGGATCTAATCCAGTTGTTTCAAAATCTAAAACTACAAAACAATAAGGTCTTTTAGTTGTGTTAGGATACTTTATAAAATTTTCGTATTCTACTGTTTTATTTCTCGTTATCTTTTTAATAAATTTTTCGTCTAAAATTTTATCGTTATCATATACTTCTAAATTTTTAAATGAATCTATATATTCTTCTACGCTAGGAAGTCCATCTAGACAATTCGTGTATATTTCCGTTTCGTCTTCATTATTAAATTCTATAGTTTCTTTTTCAATTTCACAAACATCTCCACATAATAAAGGATCTATTTTAGATTCAATATTATTTTGATCTTTATCACTAAAATTTTGGTTTATTTTTTTACAATTTTCTTGTAAATATCTTAGTGCTTTTTCTCCATTTTCTTTAAATTTTTTAGAAATAAATAAATCTATTTTTGTATTATTAATTTTAATGGTTATTATTCCTGGCAAAATATATCCAGGCTTACTATATTTTATTGAATGAATATCTTCAAAAAATATAGATTTATTTTCATAATTTATTCGATCATCTAATAATTCCCATTTACCTAAAATAGATTTGAAATTTAACTGCATAGAAAACACTTCCTTTTTTTATTTTAATTATAATATTTATTTTTTTTTGACTCAAGATATAGCAATTTTTATAAGCTTAAAGGTAAATCCCTAATTTGTCGTTATATTTCATTAAATTTTATGTAGTTTTAGAAAAGAGAATTTTCTTTAATAGTATATATATGTATTTAATAGTATTTAATAGTATTTAGGGATGTATATAGACATTGAAAATACTAAGGTGTAGACACCTAAAGGTAACAATTTGATACTTAAAGGTAACAATTTGATACTTAAAGGTAACAATTTGATACTCTAAAGGTAACAATTTGATACTTAAAGGTAACAATTTGATACTCTAAAGGGTAACATTAATAAAAATGTGTTGCCTTTGATTTATATTTTAGCTATAATTGTCATAAAGAGAAAAAAGGTCCTAATATCTGGAAGTCTTTTAAATACTATTATAAGTATTAAATTGTTACCTTTTAGATAGATTAAATAAAAGATTTATTTTAAAGGTAACAATTTGATACTCTAAAAAGGGGAAATTTTATGAGTGAAATTATAATTAATGATAGTTGTATAGATTTATTAATGCAATCTAAACAACTTGTACATACATCTTATGAAGTAACAGCAATTCAAAATAGGATATTTTACTATTGTTTATTAACAGCTCAGAAAGAAAAAAATGGAGAGTTGAGCTGTACGGTAAAATTAGAAGACATAAAAAAACTTATTCCAAATAAGAATCAAAGAACACTTGCAAATATAAAAAAAACTATACAAATTTTAAAACAAACATCATTAGAATTTGAGAAAAGAGAAGATGGAGATACTATAGAGTGTGATTATAACTTAATTGCAGGAAGTGAGTATAATGTAAATAAAGAGACATTTAAAATAAAGCTTGCAGATAGGCTATATAGACACTTAATTGACTATACTGTATACGCTCCTTTAAATTTAGAGATTTTAACTAAATTCAAAAGTTTTTATGCTCAAAGATTATATGAATTATTAAGACTTTGGAGTAGAACTGATACCCCAATAATTAAGAGTTTTAAAATAGAGCAGTTAAGATTTGTATTAGGAGTAGAGAATAAATATCCAGCATATAAAAATTTTAAACAAAGAGTTTTGAATCAAGCTGTTAAAGAAATAAATCAAGTCGGCAATATGAAAGTAGATATTGAAGAAGTAAAAAGTGGTAGAAGAGTAGATGAGATTAAATTTATGATATTTGATTATGAGAAAAAAGTTTATTTTAAAAAGAATGTTCAAAGTTCTATAGTTAGTAATGATGATCTTAAAGAAACAAAAGAAATAGAACCTGTAAATAAAAATGAAAATGAAGAAATAAAGGATTTCTATATTCCAAACAAAAAATTATTTACAGCTAAAACATTAGATAACTTTAAAAAAGATTTCTCAAATTATGATTTTAAAGATAGTACATATAAAAAATTATTACAAGAAGCAATTTTAGTAGCATTAGAAAAAGATGATGAAGAAAAGATTAAAGTTAAATCTTATAACTATTTTAAAAAGACTTTAGAAAATAAAATAAATGATATTCAAAATAAAAAAGATAAACCTAAATCAGTAAATACTAGGTTTCATAATATAAATCAAAGCTTTAATAAGTATAATGCAGAAGAATTAGAAAGAATGTTAATTGAAAATCAAAAAAGTAAATTTGAAGTTCATTCTAATTCTTCAAACGAAGATATTATATCAGATAATTGGAAATTAGATGAAGATAAGATAGGTTAAAAAAGGCACATGTAATATGTGCTTTTTTATTTATATAAATTATTTTTAATGCAAATAAACATTATTAATAATTTATATTTGCATTAAAATTAATTTATTAATAATGTTTATTCAGTTGGTAAAGGAATATAGGTATAAATGTATAATAAGTTAATATAAAACTATTTATGATTTAACCTAAATGTAAAAATAAAGTATAAAAAAATTAAAAATAATTTATTTATACTTTGCTTTTAACTTGTAATAAACATTTAATTATATTAAAATAAAAAGTGTTTAAAAATTAAAATAAAATTAAAAATAATTTATTTATAATTTATTTTTAATTTAAAAATAAATGAGGTGTAAATTATGAAAATATGTTCATTTTTCAATGTTAAAGGTGGAGTTGGAAAAACTACTTTGACAATACTTACTGCAATGAAATTAAGTAAAGAAGGTAAAAAAGTATTACTTATAGATGCAGATACCCAAGCTAACTTAACACAATTCTTATATAAGGTAGTTCATGAAGATAAAACATTATTCCAAATGTTAACAGAGAATGCAACAGCAGATGAAGTAATACTAGAAAGTATACTAGATAGATTTGAAAATATCGATTTAATCCCAAGTGATATAAGTTTAAGTGTATTATCTGAATATCTATCAACTCAAATGGGAAGAGAAAAGGCTGTATGGAGATGGTTTAAAAATAACATAGAAGCAGTAGAAAAATACGATTATATATTTGTAGATTTATCACCAAGCTATGATCTAATAGCTAGAAATTTTATGTTAATTTCAGATAGCATTATAACTCCAATTGAATATCAAGATATTGCTAGTATAAGAGGGTGCGAATTATTCTATCAAAAGTTTAGACAAGACTTAGAGTTCTTAGATATACAAACAAATGTAAAAAGAGCTGTTGTTATAAATTCATATACAAGCAGAAAATTAAGTACTGGAGATTTATTTAATAACTATTTAAATGAATTTGAAGATATAAAAAGAGATTTATTAGAATCTAAAATTAGTGATACAACTGTAGTAAAGAATGCAATTTTAAATAATATGGATTTAGAAGATTATTGTAGAAAACAAAAGAAGGCTCACAAAGTTAGAGAAGAGTTTAATAATTTAATAAAAGAATTAGAAGAAAAGGAAGTGCTATAAAATGGCTTTAGATGTTTTTAAAGAAGATGTTAAAGAGATAAAAATAAGAAAAAATGACTATCAAACTAAAGTAGATAAAGTTATAGAAAATAATATAAAAGAAGAAGATATATCAATAGGGACTTTAAATTTATTAGATATGGAAGAAGAAAAAAAGATAGTAAAAACACCTCAGACTATTTATCTTGAAGAGGATGATTTAAAGCTTTTAAAAGCAGTATCTTCTATAAAAAATACAACTATAGGTAAGACAATAAATAATATAATTAAAGTTGCTGTAGAAACTACGAAAGCTAGTCTACCAGATGATTTTGACATAGATAAACAATCACTAA